GGCTTGGCTACACGGTTTGATGACCTTAGAGAATCAAATGCCACACGACTGCAAGCGATGGACGTTAAGCTATCTAACATGGAGCAAGCCATGACGGCGGCCGATGTGGAGAATCTGCAAGGTAAATTGGCTGAACTAGGCGCAAACCTCGTGCAGATCATGGAGGCGCAGTCTGAGTTGCTAGACTTGCGTGACCGAATTAGCTCGGTCGAAAAAACATCATCGGAAACAGAACTGCGTGTTTCTGGTAAATTAGACGCGCTGTCGACCATTGATGACCGCTTACAGCGCTTTGAGCGCGATATGGATGACCTTTGGATGGCAATCGATGCAACAAACCCGCTAGGTGGTAACTAATGGATAAAGCAGAAGAGGCTTTAGTTAAGATTGAAATGCACGAGCGTGAGTGCGCTTTGCGTATGAAAGCAATCGAAACTCGGCTTGACTCAGGGGCGGAGCAGTTTAAGCGACAAGAACGTATGTTGCTTGCTGTTTATCCGTTCATTTTAGGCTCATTGGTATTCGTGGAGTATTTTCGATGAACTTTGACAAAGTTAAAGGATTGGTAGGCTCTCTGGCACCCACGCTAGGAGCCGCTCTAGGGGGTCCTGTAGGCGGTGCGGCCGCATCTATGCTGGCGGACGTCTTAGGCTGTGATCCTGCCCCACAGAAGATTGAGAGGGCTCTGGCGCAGGCTACACCCGAACAGTTAGCTGAAATTAAGAAAGCAGAGCTAAATTTTGAAGCGCGCATGAAGGAGCTAGAGGTCGACGTCTTCGAGCTGGAGACCAAGGACATTCAGGACGCACGGTCAAATTTTGCCACAGATTGGACGGCGCGGACTATCGGCTTAATTATGGTGGTGTTTTTCTGTTCTTTTTGCGCATTCATTGTTATCGAGCCACCCGGATCTACCTCAATGGAATTGATTAATTTGATCCTCGGCTATTTAGGAGGGCTCGTTTCGGCGGTAGTGAGCTTCTATTTTGGTGCGTCACAAAAGCAGGAGTAACCTATGAGCAAGCTTGTTGCACAATTAAAGCGCCATGAAGGCGTCAAAAAGTTTTGTTACCTGTGCCCGGCTGGGTTTGAAACCATTGGCGTGGGCAGAAACATAAGCGAAAACAATGGCTTAGGACTATCAGATGATGAAATAGATTATCTGCTAGAAAACGACATTAAAAGGTGCAAGCAGGAATTGATCGCACTGTCGTGGTTCATGGACCTAGATTCAGTTCGTCAGGACGCTATCGTAAACCTGTGCTTTAACCTTGGGTTGACTCGGCTAATGGGGTTCAAAAACGCTATGGCCGCAATGGCCACTGGCGACTACGCAAGGGCTGGCGATGAGTTTTACGACTCTCGCTGGGCTAAGCAGGTTGGATCACGAGCCGATGAGGTTTGCGAAATGATTCGCACAGGCCGCTACCCTGAGTAACTCACATGACGAATGCGCTTCTAAAGGACTTTGATGTTCTAAGCAAACAAGAACAACAGGAGGCGCTGGCGCTCCTAGATCGATATAAGCGGCTAGAAAAGCAAGATAGTTGTCAGAACGACTTCATTAGTTTTATCAAAAGCCAGTGGCCTGACTTTGTAGAGGGTCGGCATCACAAGATTATCGGAGACAAATTTAACAAGATAGCCGAGGGCAAGCTTAAGCGCTTGATCGTATGCCTGCCTCCTCGACACACTAAATCTGAATTTGCCTCTACATTTTTTCCCGCATGGATGATGGGCCTGCGAGGTAATCTCAAGATTATACAGACAACGCACACCGCAGAACTGGCGGTCCGCTTTGGCCGTCGTGTTCGTAACATTATTGACTCTGATGAATATAAAGAAGTTTTCCCGCAACTGAAGCTACAGGCTGATAACAAGTCAGCAGGTAGATGGACTACAAACCAAGGCGGTGAATCATTCTACGCTGGTGTCGGTGGTGCGATTACAGGACGCGGTGCGGACCTACTCATTATTGATGACCCAGTATCTGAGCAAGATGCCTTGAGCCCTACTGCGATGGATTCGGTCTATGAGTGGTATACGTCGGGCCCTCGTCAGCGTTTACAGCCGGGAGGCATCATCGTAATCGTCATGACGCGATGGTCGACCAAAGACCTAGTGGGCAAGGTTTTGAAAAGGCAGGGAGACGATCACGCAGACCAATGGGAGGTCATTGAGTTCCCTGCGATCATGCCGGAGTCTGACGAGCCGCTTTGGCCAGAGTATTGGAAAAAAGAAGAACTACTATCGGTTAAAGCATCCCTGCCAGTGGCCAAATGGAACGCGCAGTGGATGCAGAACCCGACCGCAGAAGAAGGTTCTATCGTAAAGCGTGAGTGGTGGAATATGTGGGAGCAAGACCACATTCCGCAGTATGACTACGTGATACAGAGCTACGATACGGCGTTTTCCAAGAAAGAAACCGCTGACTATTCGGCGATTACTACGTGGGCTGTGTTCAAGCCACAGGACGGAGACCCTGATCAAATCATCTTGTTGGATGCAAAACGAGTCAGAATGGACTTTCCTGAGTTAAAAAAACTCGCTTGGGATGAATACAAATACTGGGAGCCAGACTGCGTCCTCATTGAGGCAAAGGCATCGGGCACCCCTTTGACGCAAGAACTGCGCCGTATGGGTATTCCGGTCACAGCCTATACGCCAAGCCGAGGTCAGGATAAGATTGCCAGAATGAATTCTGTGGCTCCCATATTCGAGTCTGGTATGGTATGGGCACCTGAACAACAATTTGCCGAAGAGGTGATAGAAGAAATGGCTTCCTTCCCCTACGGAGAGCACGACGATTATTGTGACTCGGCGACAATGGCATTGATGCGGTTTAGACAGGGTGGTTTCCTGTCATTGGAGAATGACCACGTTAATGAAATTCACCCTTTGAGGCGTGACAGAAAGGTATATTATTAATGGCTATTGAAAAGCGAGAGCTAGGTACACAAGACGATCCCGATGTAATACCTTTTGGCAACGCCGTTGAGGTGACGCCTGAGCCAACCCGTGCCGATCAAATCCGCTCTGCGGCGGAAATTTTGGTCACTGAAGAAGATATTCTTGTGGATGACGAGATTGACGCGCCTGTAGAGATGGAAACTGGCGTTGCCTTTGACTCAAACCTTGCTGAATTCCTAGTTGATAGCGATTTGATGCGTCTAGCTAAGGACGTCTTAGGCTCTATTGAATCCGACAAAGAGTCGCGATCAGAGTGGGAAAAGACGTATGTCGACGGATTGAAATACCTCGGCATGAAGTTTGACGAGGCCAGAAGCTCACCCTTCCAAGGCTCTACTGGTGTCATACACCCAATTTTAGCTGAGGCTGTGACACAGTTTCAGGCGCAGGCATACAAAGAAATGTTGCCTGCAAAAGGTCCCGTCAAGACTGAGATTGTCGGTGCACGATCTCCCGAGGTAGAAGCGCAAGCTTCACGGGTCGAAGAATTCATGAACTTCTACATCCTTAACGTGATGCAGGAGTTCGATCCCGAGCTAGACATGATGTTGTTCTACCTGCCGCTGGCGGGGTCTGCTTTCAAGAAGGTGTACTACGACTCAGCTCAAAACAAGGCGATGAGTAAATTCATTCAGCCGCAAGACCTAGTCGTGCCTTATGAGGCCACAGATATCTTCACGGCAGAACGTGTTACTCATGTATTGCAGATGTCGAAGAACGAGATTCGCAAGTCACAGTTGAGCGGATTCTACCGAGACGTCGAGCTTACAGGTGGCAGTTACAACCTCAGTCGTGACGAGATCGAAGAGCAGATTGACGAGATCGAGGGCATGGAGCCCAGTTACAACAACGATCGTGATCATACTGTGTATGAGGTGCATACCGTCCTCGACTTACCCGGCTATGAGGACATGGATGCGGAAGGTCGCCCTACAGGGCTCAAGCTTCCATATATCATCACCATTGATGAGCCGTCTCAGCGTGTTTTAGCTATCCGCCGAAATTACGCCGAAGACGACCCTTTGAAGCAGAAGATCAATTACTTCGTGCAGTACAAGTTCCTGCCCGGATTAGGCTTCTACGGACTAGGCCTTAGCCACATGATTGGTGGTTTGGCTAAAGCGTCGACCTCGATTCTTCGTCAACTTATCGATGCCGGTACGCTCGCTAACCTACCTGCCGGCTTTAAGGCTCGCGGTATGCGGATTCGTGACGAGGACGATCCGCTACAGCCGGGTGAGTTTCGCGATATCGACACTACCGGCGGCAGTCTTAAAGAAAACCTTATACCCTTGCCGATTAAAGAGCCCAGCAATGTTTTGATGCAGTTGCTAGGACTATTAGTAGATTCGGGCAAAAGGTTCGCGTCCATAGCCGACATGAATGTTGGTGACATGAATCAGGCCATGCCTGTGGGCACCACCGTAGCTTTGCTAGAACGCGGCACCAAGGTGATGTCTGCGATTCACAAGCGCCTGCATTACAGTCAGCGTGTCGAGTTTCAGCTATTAGCTAAGGTTTTTGCTGACTACCTGCCTCCCTCATATCCCTATCTGACGGGCACTGGGCCGCAGGAAATAAAACTACAGGATTTTGACGGCCGAATAGACATCATTCCGGTTAGTGATCCCAACATTTTCAGCCAGAGCCAACGCATCACTATGGCTCAAGAGCTATTGCAGTTGGTGCAATCAAACCCAGAGATTCACGGCCCTCAAGGTATGTATGAGGCCTACCGACGTATGTACGCGGCTTTGGGCGTTGATAATGTTGAGGGGTTACTGCAACCCCCTGCACCACCTCCCACACCGATGCCGATTGATGCGGGTACAGAAAACTCCGGCTTTATGATGGGGGCACCGGCACAAGCTTTCCCACAACAAAACCATCAAGCTCACATCGACGCGCACCGTAGTTTGTTTTTGACAGATATCGTTAAAAATACGCCACCCCTACAGGGCGGTATCATCGCGCACATGATGCAACACTTGCAGTTCATGGCTTCAGAGATGGCTCAAGAGCAGTTGCCGCAGGAGCTACGCGACCAAATGGAACAGCTCAACCAAGCAGTTCAGTCAGGTCAAGTGCCTCAAGAGCAGGTGCAACCGATGCAACAGCAGATGAACGATATGACGGAGCAGTATTCCGCGCCTATCTTGGCTCAGCTCACTCAAGACCTGCTAATGAGTATTGGTCAGGGCAGTGACGAAGATCCATTAGTGGAAATTCGTAAGCGTGAGCTGGAGCTTAGAGACAAAGAAATGGATATGGACCAAGCTCAGTTTGAGGCAAAAGAGCAAGCGCGCTCAGACGAAAAGCTACTCGAAACTGAGATAGCCAAGCAACGCATACAGGCACAGCGTGATATCAATGATGAGAAGATGGATTTGGCTATTCAGCGCCTACAACAGCAGGCTGAACTCAAACTTCTCGAACTTAACGCCAAATTTGGAGGCACAATACAATGATTAGCTACATGAAAGAGGCAATTGCAAAGCTTCGTGAATGGAAAAAGCAAAGGTCAGCAGACGAGGCGAAAGCTCGCGAAGCGGAAGCTAAAGCAAAGGCTGACAAAAAGGCGGCTTCTGACGCAAGAATTGCGGCCAAAAAAGCCAGAATCGAAGGCGTTGAGCCTGCACCAGTTGCGGCAC